GTCCAATGTAAAAGAACATTCCCCCCAGTAGCATAACAACCGCCCGCAATATCCGGCTCGCTCGCTTTTTTCTTATGTACACCGTGCGCGGTAAATCCGACGGCAAAATTGCGAACAAGCTTTGCACAAAGCGGATCACCATTGCCACATTGAGCGCAACCGAAGTTTTTTAGATATTCGGCCGGACATCTAACGATCTTAACATCATCAACCGTAACCGATTTTCGCCCCTCCCAAAAATCAGTTGCCACAGTGCAAACCGTCGGGACTTTCATCCGGACATATTTTGCCGCCATTGCCGCAGTTTTTGCCGAGTAGTTTATAACAGTCTTGCCCGCTTGCAATTTCTTGATCCAATAGATTGGGGAAAAATGCGAGTAAGTAAAAGCAACGCCTTTAACTGGTACAGCATCGACAACCGCGTCTAAATATTCTTGATCGATCTTCGACGCGCCGCAACCGCTAGGGTTCAACTCACAAGTTGCAGGACAAGTGCCAAAGTTGTTTTTTGTTCCGGCTCTATAAGTAACCGCGACGCCTTTTGTTTTTTGGGCGCGGCTCAATTCTACAGTTTTTAACATCAAAGCTTCTCCCAATCTAAAACGTGTGCAACCGTATAGGAAGTTTTGCGGCCGTTGGTTTTTTCGTGCTGGGTTAAAGATTGAGCCGCCCGCCTTGCGTTCTCTTTTAATCTATAGCTCTCTAAGCTTTTTTGATCGTGATTAGATAACACAACCCAAGGGCCAGAAAAGCGTTTATTTTGTTCTTTTAACATTGCTACATTCTCCAAATAAGCGAGTTATCCCATATTATAAACAGAAAAAAACCCGCCTGTAAAGCGGGTTAATTTTCTAACGTTTTCGACGGGTGGTTTTTCGTCGCTTTGGTTTGCTGGCTTGTTGGCTTAGTTTGTCATAATCCGCGCCATATAACAGGCGGCCCAATAAGGTAAATAGAAACATCAATACGACTCCAGGTTTTCGTTGGGAAACAATTGAGCGGTTGCGGTTTCATATTTTAGTTTTAGGGCAAGGGCTTCCCCATAAGTTAGGAAGCGACTTTTTCCAAACTTAAATAGTTTTGTGCTGGGTTGAAATTTAATATCCATAAAATTCTCCAATTTGTTAAAGTTAAACACAAGCTATCGTAAGCGCTTATATGGGAGATATCAAGTCAAAAACTTTATCCCAATCAAAAGGGTGATCAAAAGATCCAATTGACGGAGTTTTTAAACCATCTTCCGCAAGGGTTATGGCCTGAGAGGCGCTGTAAAGGTGCAGAGTGGCCTTAACGTCCGCCTTGGCCTGTCGCTTAACTAAAATCCAACTACTGCTTGTAAGGTGACGTGTGAGCCAAGCAACCTGATGCGGGCTCAGATTAACCGCGTTGGCTTTACAAAACTTTAATTCTATAAAATGAAACTTTCCAACCTCATCACAAACCAAAAGATCGGGAATGCCTTGGCCTACCCAATTTTCAATTCTTGTCAGCCGCCAGTTTCTTCGGCTTTTTAGCGCGGTCTTTAGTTGGCGGTACAGTCCCGCTTCCGTCGGCATCTTCGGTTGGGGTAATGTCAATAACGTTTGCGCCATAGCCTTCTTTCAAATCGCTTAAAGCTTTTAAAACTTCTTCCTTGCTCATACTGTCAATACTGCCGTGGCGGATTTCAGACTTACTAACGTAAATATCTCCCTGCGCTTGGCCCCTTCGATACTCTGCTTGAACAGCGGCAGAGTAAGCTCCGTTTTCCAAAGCCACGTCCCTAATCTGTTGAAGCGCTCGGATATGCCTACCGTAGTTTACATCGAACTTAGCATCCAGTTCGGCGCGGTACGCTTTAATGGCGGCAACAACGTGCGGACATTTGTGTGGGTTGGTTAATTCATAAGCACGGGTATGTGCAGAACTTTCTGGATAGCCCGCTTTTATCGCGGCTTCCTTGAAAGTTATCAAGCCATCGTTGCTCACAAGCTCTTTAACAAAAAGCTCCTGTTTGCGTGTAAGCTTAGTATCTACAGAAATACGTTTGCGGCCACGGGGATCTGAACGCGGGCTATCGGGGTCTACAAGCTTATTATGTTTTGGAACCGCCCGCTCTTTAATCAGAAGCGGAGAGGGTATTATCCCAAACTTTGTTTTCTTTACGGGACGCCCTCTTTTAACTACAGCCATGCTCGCCTCTCACAGTTTAACTATTAGATAAAACTCTTATACAACCGTTCCTGTTATAGAGGCCAGAAAAATCTTTTAATAAAAAAATCCCCCGCCCCCCCCATTAGGCAGTATTGCTCTTTAACAACCCTCTTCTGGTTACATTTTACTACTTGCTCGGTGTAACCACTTATGTAACCAAAATTATCCTTTGTATATATACAGTTAAAGGTCAAGTTACATAAGTTACGGGGGTTACGGCTTGAAAACACTTTTTTATTTTTTTTTATTTTTCAGCTCTATATACAGTAACGGCGTTATTTAAGTTCCGCGGTCCGCGACCCAAGAAACTTTTTCTTCGAGGGGGAGTAGTAACACTGCGGGTTTGGTGTGGGTGGCTGCGTTATTCAGTTGGCACATTTGTAGCGCGAGACCTCAACCGCCTTAACCCCATGGTAAGACTATTAAAATTCACCACCCACGCTATATTTTAGACCATAATCAGCGTAGATAGTCCAGCAATTTTAGAGGTCTTTCTTGGGGTCTAGGGCTTATTTTCACGGCGGTTGGGTGATCCCAAGAGTAAAATATATGTTGACCGTGCTTAGAAACTCTATACAATTTTCGCGCCCAAAAAGGGTTGACGTAAGTCGCATGGTAGTGGTCTGCCTTACTGTAGGGCAGAAGGCGGGTATCTTGCAGAATTTCGTTAGCTAGGGCCTTTGATTTCTCCCAAGCGGCTTTGTCTTTTGGCTTGGGGATCTTTCCATTTCGAACGAACGAGAACTGTTTTGGTTGCATGATTACGTCGCATAGTTCGTCTGGAAACTTTGGAGATTTCATTCGATTGACCACGACGCGGGCTATCATTCTCTGGCCGTGTTCGCTTTCTCCGCGGGCTTCAAAGTAGATTGCGAGGGCTAAACAGGTTGCGGCAATCACAGAAACTGCGCCGTTATAGTCACGCCGATTAGTATGTATGCCATCAGCGTGACCCACCATATTAGGCTTTTCATTTCTTAAACTTCTTCTTCGTTCGCAATGCGAGGTATTGAAACTTAAATTTCCCTAGCTTTTTCTGAACCAGTTTAACCATTCCACCTTCGTAGGCGTAGAGGGCGTTGTGTTTATGTTTTCCGGCGGCGAACTCCCCTACGTGGTAGATTATGGTGTCTCCCTGCTGGGTGTTTTCTAGGGCGTTATCGAACCCGTCTTTTGCCAATTTATGTGAGATATCGTAAATCATATTTTCTTTCCTGCTTCTCTTAAACTTGAAACGAACGTTCTTAATTCTTCTCTTGCGATGAAAAGATTGCGGTCAACGTTTAGGGCGTTGGTTTCCGCGGCTTCTCCCGTTCGATATTTATCTTCTTGGAACCTATCCACTTGCTTTCGCAACCACTGCAATTCGTTCTCTTGGAACGGCGTTAGTTTTTGTTCAGAAAGTAGGCTCATAAAATTCTCCCTGCCTTGCTAGATTTTCAAAGTGCCGCAGTCGGCGGTCTACGGATGCGGTGTCGAGATCGTTCCATTGTTTGTCGGAAAGCTCGTCCCTTAGTCTTTTGATTTCTTTCACTACATCGATCAGGCGTTCATCATCCATCAGTGCATGCTTCTTTTTGTTATTTTTTTTAGGAAGTCATCTGCATCTTCTATGGCATCAGTTTCTGTTTCGTGCATTTCGAGCATTGTGGTTGTTTGAGCGACGACCAGCGGCCAGAGGTGCGAGAAGTTATATAGGTTGAGGATGTTTGCTATGATTGCCGACATTGTTGGTGCGGACATTTCTTTTGGACAACTTTCCAAAATTTTGTTTATCATCTTCTCTACGTCGTCCATGGTTCCTCTCCTCCGGTATGTTTTAGTTTAATCGGTTTCCTCATCATCTTCCAAGTTAATTTTCCCCGACCCGTTGCAATCTTCGCAGGCCAGCCATTCCGAATATAGCTCACCTATGTCACGTCCGAAGTTCGCGGGCCGCGGCACGTCGGTTTCGACCTTACCTTCACCGCCACATTGGCTACATTCTTTTTGCCTAGTTTCTTGGAGCGCGGCGAGTGCGGCGAAGTTATCGAACTTTTGTTTACGCAGCGGTATTTCTTTCCACTTAGCCATTACCAGTTACTCCCGAACACTTTTGCAAACACTTCGTCCAACAGACGATCCATATCTTGACTACTCATTTTCAGCATATCCATAAAAAAGTTAAAGTAAAAAATACAATAGTTCCGCCCACGATAATACCGCAAGCGAAACCAATCAACGCGGCGAAGTCAGT